CTACCAAGGGTTCGGGTTCTTCATCCATGGCCTGTGGAGCGGTTCACCGCCAGACACCCGAGGCAGGAGCCCGGTGCGTAAATCGCGCACGCCGGGATCTGTGCGGGGGGTATCCGGTAACGGGTATCCCTACCGCGACATCCCGTATTGGAGGTTGTGTGGATAGAGAGTTAAACGAGCAAGTCATGATTGAACGGGTCGAGATGATTGCGCGTCTGACGACAGAGGGTGTTTGTCAGGAAAGAGATCGTGAAATTGCTTTGAATTTAATTGCGGAAATTGCGAGAGGGAACTTGATGAAAAACAACTCTTTTTCAGTTGTTTTCGCTCCCGCTCCTGTTGAACAAAGATTAAAAAAAGGGGGCGAAGTGAGGGTTAACATCACGTTGGATAAAGACCAAAAAATCGGGCAGCAAGTTGTCGATGCTTTTCAGTGCGAGTTGACCCGACGCGTACAATCAATTTTCCCATCAACGAGAGTGACGGTAAAAAAAGGGTCAATGACCGGAGTAGAACTGGTTGGGTTCGACCAGGAGTCAGACCGAGAAGCGTTAGACGGTATCCTTCAGGAAGTATGGGAAGATGAGAGCTGGCGTTAGTTCCTGAAAAATGTACAACCATCGACCCCGTGTTTGATAGCATGGGGTTGTTTTGTATGGGGATTACACATAAAGGAAAATCATGGATACCGTAATAGCATTTTTATCTTTGGCACTCTTTATTGCTTTTATAGTGGGTTTAATCAAGCCGTCTCTGGTTCGGATGCCGAACCGTAAGCGCTCCAGTGCGGTTTACCTTGGTGGCTGTCTCGCGTTGGGCGTTATTGGCTCAATTTTATGGCCGACTGAAAAGAGCCAGCCTGTTGAAAAAACTGATGCGCTGGAGGTTAAAGCGGAACCGGCTACGCCAACGTTTGAGTATGCAGATAAAACCCTCAAAGAATATCGCAACGAGCCAAAAGAAACCCGACACGATATCGTTAAAAACTATGTTGATTTCAAAAGTGTACCGGCCAGCTCTACTGATGTTTTTTATGCTTGTATGAGTGAGTACACTTTTACTAAAGATGATGCATTAAAGCTCGGTGATGCGTTGGGGTGGTGTTTCAATGACTTCGAGAAAGAGCCGCAATCTCTAAATAATAAAATCAACCTTGACGCATTTCAGGGTAATTTTAGTGGTTGGGATGGCTCTTATCGTCCGTTAGAAAAACTAATAAAATCGAACATGAATGATGATTCATCTTACAAGCATGTTTCAACGGTCTATCATTTGGTTTTAAATAAAGACCCACATGCCATCGTAAAAACCACGTTTCGCGGTACTAATGCTTATGGTGGGGTGGTAAAACAGACCGTAGCGGCGCGTGTCGACGTGCGAACCGGTGAGATCGTTTCGATACTCGATAATTAACCAATATAGCTACAAACGCCGCCGGTGCTGAAACTTGTTTTCAGTGCCGGCGGGGTTGAACAACGAGCATGCGAGGCGTTAGTTACACTCAAACTATGGTATTGAAGTAAATTTAAAGGGGTACGTAGAATGAAAAATAAAAGACAAATTAACATTATAAAATATCTTGATATTTTCGATGTGATGAGAACCCCTGATAATGGGCGGATTAGTTTGATATATGAAAAAGCCATACATTACAACATGTATTCTGTTTACATCAAAGACCGTGATGGTGCGGATTATTTATTCGAAAGGTTTGTGGATGGTGAGGTGAAAGTTAAAAAATGGAATGCGAATGAAAATATATTCAATATTGATTCTATTCTCTTTCCAAAAGATCTTGAGTGTGATTCTTTTTCGGGTATTTATTATTATCATGCGCATGAGTTGAGATTTAATTCATTAAGTGATTTGAGCTTTTTGAAGCTGCTAAGATTTAGACGCTTCGCTAACGCAGAGAATAAAAGATTTAGCCGTGAGAAGTTTCTTTATCGTCAGCGTAAGCAAGAAATTACTGATGCAATGACTGTTTTAGCCTCCGTTGTTAGAATCTATCGAGAGCAGGAAGGCGAAGGACCATTCAGCGAAATACTAGTTATGAATGATGTTGCTGGTAGATTATGGGTCTATCACGATGATCAATCACGGATGAGAAAAGAACTCCGTCTGTGCCTTGATTCACTTGTTGAAAATGGCGATATTTCAAGGACTAAGTTGGGGTATAGGCCAACAGGAAAAGCGGTAAATACCTTGGCTAATTTTAATAAAACAGAGCAGCGATATACAGAAAACATACGCAGCCAGAGGAGTATGTTTTGGGCTACTCTATTTGCTGCAATAGGTGGTCTGGGAAGTATGTTTGCCGCGTTTATAGGGCTTATGAAATAGTATTAAAGTTTGTCTCTATCTCAGCCAAGTTAATGCATCCGTTTGATGCATCATTTTGCATGTGTGTTTACCTTTATATTTTGATACTTGCCGCCAGGCCTGGCGCGGATCGGGAGGCCTGTTGCATCTGCATTAATTCCGACTCACGAAGCGGGCAGGCGAGGCGGGGAAAGCACTGCGCGCCAGCGTACTTTTGCGCATTTATTTTCGCAGCCTGAGCGCGTCGCTGTACCGCGCGGGTTCGCGAGGGTGTCGGTGGGTGGTGCGGGGGTGTTTGAGGGCGTGGCGGGCTTCTGAGGCGGTCAGGCGTGAGGGTAAGAAAAAGCCGCCCGGAGGCGGCGGAAATCAGTCACTTTCGGTGTCAAGGGTGTAACTTTTGAACCGGATCACCTCCTGACCGGCCCACGCGTTGACCTCGCGCATCCGGTCTTGTAGCGGGATGAGCTCGTTACGGACAAACACCTTTGCCACCTTCTCGATATCGCCGAGCGAACCGACGTTTTCCGGCTTGCCGCCCATCAGCTGGAACGGGATGCGGTGAGCGTCGAGCAGATCGGCGGCGCTGACTTTTTTGATATTGAAGAAATCGTCTTTCGTTGCCACCTCACTGAGCGGCACTATTTTTATGCCGTCCGGTTTTCCGTGCGGTGCGTAGAAAAAAAGATTTTTGAAGTTGCCGAGCCCCTTCGAGCTGCGCATTGCATCGCGCAACGCCTCAACATCTGTACCGCTTTGCGCGGCGTCCGTCACATACATGATGTAACCAGCATGAGCCCCGTTCTGGTAATACTTGCGACGGAACAGCGTCGCCGCTTCATTCAGCCAGGCGGAGTTTAGCGCGCTGAGATATTCCGGCATACCGTACAGCTCCTGGTTGATGTCTGGCTCCAGCAGGTGGAATACGGAGCCCGGCGCGAACGGGTGCGGCTGGTCAAATGACGGCACCCACCAATAGACATCATCTTCAATACCACGTCGCGTGTATTTAGCCGGTGACGCTTCCAGCTTCAGCGGGCGACCGGTGACACTCTTTCGGAGCTCTAAAAACGCGTTGCCAAACACCAGAAAATCAAGCGCGAAGCGGCTGAAGTCCTGTTGTGACAGTAGCGGGTGCGGAATAAACGTTGAGGCCAGAATGTTGCGCTTAACGTAAATCGGCGAGCTGTGATGAACGGCGGCGCGCAGGCTTTTCGCCAGCCCGTTAAAGCTGACCGGTGGTTCGAACCAGCGGCCATTATTGACGCATTCCACGTAATCAAGAATATCGCGGCGGTCGAGCACAGCGCTCGGTTCACCAAAGGTAAACGCCTCTATTTTTTGGGGCGAGCTGTCTTTCATGTTGCGCGGGCGCTTTTGTGGCTGTGGCTTGCGGCCTTTGTATTTACTCATCAGTTGAACTCCAGAATGGATGATGTTGCCTGGCCGCTGCCAGCGGTAAGCGGTTCGTTTAACAGCGCGTGCATGGTCGCCCAGGCGACGTCCGCGTGACTGGCTTCCTCGGTGCGGCTGGCCTCATAGGTGGCGCTGCGCCCGCTGCTGGTCATGGTCTTGCGGATTGCCATAAACGAGGTGGTGATGTCGGTGGCGCTGACGTCATATTCGAGACAGCCACGGCGGATAACGTCTTTTGCTTTCAGCACCATTGCGGTTTTCATTTCCGGCGTGTAGCGAATATCGCGGGCGGCGGGATAAAACGAGCGAACCAGCTGGAAGACGCCAATACCGAGACCGGTTGCATCGATACCGATGTACTCGACGTTGTATTTTTCGGTGAGCTGGCGAATGGATTCGGCCTGAGTCGCGAAGTCCATGCCTTTCCACTGATGGCGCTCCAGAATGCGGAACTTGCCCCCGGCGACAACCGGCGGCGCGAGCACCACACACCCGGCGCTGTCGCCGCTGTGCGAAGGGTCGTATCCCACCCAGACCGGGCGGGAGCCGAACGGATTGTCGGCGAACGGCGCAAAGTCTTCCCATTCTTCCAGACTGTCGACCATGCAGCGTTGCAAATCCTCGAACGGGAACACCGACGCCTTGTCGTCAACGAACTCGCACATAAACAGATTGCGGAAGTCGTCGACGCTGTTTTCGCGCTGGAGTTGCTCCAGATTGAACAGCGTACAGCCCCCGGCGAGCGCATCCTCAATGGTGACAATCTGCCGCCACTGGCCGTCAGGACACGCCACGCCAGCAGCGAGCGCGTCATGACTGATATCGATATCGACCCGCTCACTGGCGCGGGCGCGGCCACGGTTGAACAATTCCCCCGACCAGAACGGGTAAGCGCCGTGCGCCAGGGTGGAAGGCGTCGAAAAGTAGGTGCTGCGCAGGTGGCTTTGTGAGGCCATGCCCGATGACACTTTGCGCAGTTTCTGGAAGTTGGGGATCCAGAATATCTCATCGACATACAGGTCGCCGTTATGGCTCTGCGCGGTGTTTGAGTTGGTGCCGAGAAAAATCAGCTTTGCGCCGTTGTTGCCGATGACAATCGGGTCGCCGGTCAGGTCGACATCGACCAGGCGCGCAAACTGGATGATGTACTCGCGGAATACATACGCCTGCGTCTTACTCGCTGACAGAAAAATCTGGTTGTGGCCGGTTTTCAGCGCATGCAGCAGCGCCTCCCGGGAAAAGTAGAACGTCGCCCCAATCTGGCGCGATTTCAGAATGTCGCGAATGCGGTGCTCAAGCCCGGCGCGGTGCCAGCGCAACTGATACTCAAAAGACTCTGCAAAGAAAATCTCTTCCAGTTTCTCGATAGCCTCGTCGCTGAAAAAGTTCTTTGTCGGCTTTTTGCGGTCGCCTTTATTGCGGTTGGCCACGTTGGGATTCAGGTCAACCTCGTTTCCGGTCTGGCCATAGCGATTAATGCGCGCAAAGCGCTCCATCTGCCGGGCCAGAAAATCCGCCACCTTGAAATCGTGGGGCGTCAGGTTGGGTTTTGCGTAGAGCTGAATCAGCCTGGCCTCTAAGGTGCTTTCGACCCGGTTAAGCGGTGCTGTTTCGTCCCACTGGTCGCGCTGTTTCCAGCTCTGCACCGTCGGGCGTTTGGTCTGCAACATTTCGGCAATCTGCGGCACGGAAAACCCCTGCCAGTACAGCAAAGCCGCCTGGCGTCGCGGGTCGTTTAACAAAGTGGTGTCGGTGGTGATGGTCATGGATGCCTCGCCGTGATTGATACAGGGCAAGGCTAAAGAAACGGGTGATGCGAATCGCTAAAGTGCTGTTGTGTGAGGGATAAGCCATCCGGGACAGATGGCGGGTGGGCGGCGACGTCGGGAAACTAACCCCGACCCGTTAACCCGATATCAGGACTCCTGACAATGGCAAAAAAAGTTTCAAAATGGTTTCGCATCGGCGTCGAAGGCGATACCTGTGACGGCCGCGTTATCAGCGCGACGGATATTCAGGAAATGGCCGAGACCTTTGACCCCCGCGTCTACGGTTGCCGCATTAACCTCGAACACCTGAAAGGCATCCTGCCGGATGGCCCTTTCAGTCGTTACGGCGATGTGGTCGAGCTGAAGTCTGAAAAGATTGACGACGATTCGGTACTGAAAGGCAAGCTGGCGCTGTTCGCCAAAATCACCCCGACCGATGACCTGATCGCAATGAATAAAAAATTGCAGAAGGTCTACACCTCAATGGAAATTCAGCCGAATTTCGCCAATAGCGGTAAATGCTACCTGGTCGGCCTGGCGGTGACCGATGACCCGGCCAGCCTCGGCACCGAATACCTCGAATTTTGCCGGGGTGCCAAATTTAACCCCCTCAACCGCTTCAAAACCGAGCCTGGCAACCTGATTTCCGTCGCCACTCTCGCCGAGCTGGAGTTTGAAGACCAGGCGGAAAATGTCTTTACCGCCCTGAGCGACAAAGTGAAAGCCATTTTCAGCCGCAAACAGGCCAGCGATGACGCCCGTTTTCAGGATGTGCATGAAGCCGTGACGACCGTCAGTGAACATGTGCAGGAAAACCTCACCGCCACTGAGCAGCGTCTTGCCACGCTGGAAAATGCCTTTGCGACGCTGAAACAGGACGTCACCACGAAGGCCGACCAGACTAGCCAGGCATTCAGCCAGTTAAAAACGTCGCTGGATAAAACCGAAAGCACCACGCAGCCACGCCGCAAGCTCTCCACCGGTGGCGGTGGCGATGAGCTGCTGACCGACTGCTAGACGGTCGTGAATTTATCGCCGGGCGACAGGCTTGCCCGGTCAGACAACCCGATTTAACCCAACAGGAAAGACTATGCGTCAGGAAACCCGTTTTAAATTCAATGCCTACCTGTCCCGCGTTGCCGAGCTGAACGGCATCGACACGGCCGACGTGAGTAAAAAATTCAACGTCGAGCCATCCGTCACGCAAACCATGATGAACACCGTGCAGATGTCCTCGGCATTTTTGCAGAAAATTAATATCGTGCCGGTGGATGAGCTGAAGGGTGAAAAAATTGGCGTCGGCGTCAATGGCACCATCGCCAGCACCACGGACACCAACAGCGGCCAGGAGCGTAAAACAGCCGACTTTACCGCGCTGGAGTCCAAAAAATACGAGTGCGATCAGGTCAACTTTGACTTCCACTTCAAATATAAAAAGCTGGATTTGTGGGCGCGCTTCCAGGACTTCCAGCGCCGTATTCGTGATGCCATCATCCAGCGGCAGGCTCTCGATTTCATCATGGCCGGTTTCAACGGCGTTGAGCGCGCCGAAACCTCTGACCGTGCCACTCATCCGATGTTGCAGGATGTCGCCGTCGGCTGGCCGCAGAAATACCGCAATGAAGCGGCGACCCGCGTGATGAGCAAAATCGTTGACGAGGAAGGAAACGTCGTTTCCGCTGTTATCCGCGTAGGTAAAAACGGCGATTACGTTAACCTCGATGCGCTGGTCATGGATGCCACCGACAACCTGATTGACGAGATTTATCAGGAAGATTCGGAGCTTGTCGCGATTGTGGGTCGTAAGCTGCTGGCCGACAAATATTTCCCGATCGTCAACAAAGACCAGCCGAACAGCGAAGCGCTCGCGGCTGACATTATCATCAGCCAGAAACGCATCGGCAACCTGCCCGCCGTCCGTGTGCCGTACTTCCCGGCGAACGCGATTATGGTGACGCGTCTCGATAACCTGTCCATCTATTTCATGGATGAAAGTCACCGCCGCTCCATCATCGAAAACCCGAAACTCGACCAGGTGGAAAACTACGAATCGATGAACATCGATTACGTGGTCGAAACCTACGCCGCCGGGTGCTTCATTGAAAATATCAAGCTGGGCGATTTCTCTGCCGCGCAACCGGAGGGCTAACCGATGACGAGCCCCGCACAGCGTCACATGATGCGGGTCTCGGCCATTGAAACCGCGCAGCGGGAAAACAACCCGCTGCGGCATGCCACTGCCTACGAGCAGATGCTGGTTAAGCTGGCCGCAGACCAACGCACGTTAAAAGCCATCTTTGGTAAAGAGCTGAAAGCCACGAAAAAGCGCGAGCTGCTGCCGTTCTATCTGCCGTGGGTCAGTGGCGTGCTGGAACAGGGCAAAGGTGCACAGGATGACATCGTGATGACCGTCATGCTGTGGCGTCTCGATGTCGGCGATATCGGCGGCGCGATGGATATTGCCCGCTACGCGTTTAAGTACGGTCTGTCCATGCCAGGCAAACACCGCCGCCCGCCGCAGTACATGTTTACCGAAGAGGTGGCGCTCGCCGCCATGCGCGCCCATGCCGCCGGTGAACCGGTCGTCATCAGCCAGCTGCTCGACACGCTGGCGCTGACCGCCGCCGCCGATATGCCTGATGAAGTGCGCGCAAAACTGCACAAAATCACCGGCCAGGTATTGCGGGATAACAAACAGCCCGCCGACGCGCTGGCCCACCTCAGGCGAGCGATGCAGCTCGACTGTCAGGCAGGCGTCAAAAAAGACATTGAAAGGCTTGAGCGTGAGCTGAAGCCCAAACCGGCAACGGTCGTTAAAGCCCCGGCAAGAGCGCCGCGCGCCGTGAAAACCACGGCACCGGCTAAACGTGGCCGACCGAAAAAGAACGCCGGTTAACAGAATGCGCCCCGCGCCAGGGCGGCACGCCGGTCGATGAGGGTGTTTTACCCAACCTGAGACCGGCGTCCACCGCCCACCTATTCAGAGGTAGTCATGACGACGCTGATTATTAAAAAGAACGATGAGCCGCAGCCGGGTGGCGTGGTGGTCATCCCGCCGCCTGCCAGCGATGAGCCGGTGATAAAAAATACGTTTTTCTTTCCTGACATCGACCCGAAGCGAGTGCGTGAAGGGATGCGCCTTGAGCAGACCGTCGCTCCTGCCCGGCTGCGTGAGGCCATCAAAACCGGCATCGCCGAAACCAATGCCGAGCTTTTTTTGTGGCGGGAACAGCAGATTGCCGGGGGTTTTAGCAAGCTGGCCGACGTGCCGGCTGACGATCTCGACGGCGAAAGCGTGCGCGTTTTCTATTACCTGCGCGCCGTCACCTCAATGGCGACCGCCACGCTCTATGAGCGTTATCGCGGTGTGGATGCCAGCGCCAAAGGCGACAAGAAAGCCGACAGCATCGATACCACTGTCGACGAACTGTGGCGGGACATGCGCTGGGCGGTATCGCGCGTCCAGGATAAACCCCGCTGCATTGTGAGCCAAATCTGATGCAGGCCATAGCGCAACAGGGCGACACGCTCGACATGATTTGCGCCCGGTATTACGGGCGCACTGAGGGGGTGTTCGAGTCGGTGCTTGACGCAAATCCGGGACTGGCCGAGCTCGGCGCAGTGCTGCCATATGGCACGGCGGTCGAGTTACCAGATGTCCAGTCATCCCCCGTAACTGAAACAATTAATCTGTGGGAATAAACACATGACGGAAGGTGAAAAAAGCGTCCTGTCACTCTTTGTGATCGGCGTGCTGATTGTCGTTGGTAAAGTGCTGGCCGGTGGTGAGCCCATTACCGCCCGGCTTTTTATTGGTCGCATGTTGCTGGGCGGCTTTGTCTCAATGGTGGCCGGAGTAGCACTGGTGCAGTTTCCAGACCTGCCGCCTGCCGCCGTGTGCGGATTTGGCTCCATGCTGGGTATCGCCGGTTATCAGGCGGTGGAAATAGCGATTCAGCGCAGAATTAAAAAAGGGGAAAGCGATGGCGGTCATTAAGACACACCCCAACGTCGCGGCATTTCTCGACACGCTGGCGTTTTCAGAGGGTACGGCGACGCACCCGCTGACGAAAAACAACGGGTACGACGTCATTGTTACCGGCTTGGATGGCAAGCCGGAGATTTTTACCGACTATCGCGATCACCCGTTTGCCGGTGGGCGCCCGGCGAAGGTCTTCAATCGTCGCGGGGAAAAATCCACGGCATCAGGGCGTTACCAGCAGCTTTACCTGTTCTGGCCGCATTACAAAAAGCAGCTTGCTTTGCCGGATTTCAGCCCGGCATCACAGGACAGGCTCGCCATTCAGCTGATCCGTGAGCGCGGCGCGCTGGAAGACCTGCAACAGGGGCGCATTGAGCGCGCCATTTCCCGTTGTCGCAACATATGGGCCTCATTGCCGGGCGCGGGGTATGGTCAGCGTGAGCACAGCCTCGACAAACTGGTCGCCGTGTGGCGCAAGGCCGGAGGGGTATCCGCATGAAAATAGTCATTATCCTGCTGGCACTGGCCTGCGCGGGTCTGCTGTGGATGCGACACGATAACAGCAATTTGCGCGCCTCTTTTGAACGTGCGAACCGGGTCGCCGGTACGCAGAAGACCACGATCGCCATGCTGAAAAATCAGCTCAACGTTGCCGCAGAGCAGTCGCAGCGCAAAGAGCTGGCGCAGGTTGCAATGAGGGATAAGCTCACCGCCGCTAACCTGCTGGCCTTCCGGCGTGAACAAACCATCACGAGGTTACTCAATGAAAATGACGCGTTTCGCCGCTGGTATCGCGCTGATTTACCTGATGCTGTGCGCCGGTTGCACCAGCGCGCCGCCTGTACCAACGCCGCCGCCGGTGATTGTGTACAACGCCTGCCCGAAGGTCAGCCCCTGCCCGATGCCGGGCAGCGACCCGCTGACTAATGGCGACCTGAGTGCGGATATACGCCAGCTCGAAAACGCCCTGAAAAGCTGCGCAATCCAGGTCGATACGGTTAAACAATGCCAGGATAAAATCGATGCAAAAGCCCAACAGTCTGCGAAAAGCCTTAACTGATGCGGTGCCGGTACTTCATACCAACCCCGATATGCTTTGTCTTCGCCTGGACGATGGCAACAATACGGCGACGCTGGCGCGCTCCCTGTCGTTTGAAAAGCGGTACACGCTTAACATCGTGGTCACGGATTTTACCGACGATATTGACCTGCTGTTTGTGCCGATTATGGCCTGGTTGCGGGTCAATCAGCCGGACATCATGACAACCGACGAGGGCAGAAAAAAGGGCTTTATCTGGTATGCCGACATCAACAACGACAGCAGCCTCGATGTCAGTATCAGCCTGTTACTGACCGAGCGCACGCTGGTCAAAGAGGTCGACGGCGCGCTGCACGTTGAGAACATCCCTGAGCCGCCACCGCCGGAGCCGGTGACGCGCCCTGTTGAGATGTGGAGTAATGGCGAACTGGTGAGTAAATGGGATGAATGACTTCAAACCCTTTGAGGACAAGCTCGCCGGGTTGATAGCGGCCCTTTCTCCCGCCGGGCGGCGTAGGATGACCGCCGACATTGCGAAGAAACTGCGCCAGCGACAACAGCAGCGCATTAAATCGCAGAAAGCGCCGGACGGTTCCCCGTTCGCCCCGCGTAAACGCCAGCCCGTCAGGGCAAAGAAAGGCCGGATTAAGCGCGAGATGTTCGCGAAACTGCGAACCAACCGCTATATGAAAGCGACCGGTAACGACAGCGCGGCAGTTGTGGAATTTACCGGGAAAGTGCAGCGCATCGCCCGCGTGCATCAGCTCGGGCTCAAGGATAAGCCATCCCCAAAAAGCGCCGCCGTCGAGTACCCACAGCGCCAGCTCATGGGCTTTACCGACGATGACCGGCAGCTTGTGGAAAGCGTCATTATCGACTACCTCGCCGATTAACGTTGTGCCAGCCAGGGCAAAACGCCCGCAGATTGCCGCCGGAACACCCCGGCGGCATCCTTTCCCCTATGAATACTCTCGCATCTATACAGGAACTCGCCCGCGCGATACGCAACATGATCCGCACCGGTATCGTCGTCGAAACTGACCTCGACGCCGGGCGCTGTCGCGTGCAGACAGGCGGCATTTATACCGACTGGCTCCAGTGGCTGACGCACCGGGCCGGGCGCTCGCGCACCTGGTGGGCTCCCTCTGTTGGTGAGCAGGTGATGATTCTGGCCGTGGGCGGTGAGCTCGATACCGCTTTTGTGCTGCCGGGTATTTATTCCGACGACAACCCCGCGCCGTCGGCCTCGGCGGATGCCTGGCACGTTGAGTTTCCCGACGGTGCCGTTATGAGTTATGAGCCGGAAACCGGCGCGCTGACCGTCACCGGTATTAAAACTGCCGATGTGACCGCATCCGATTCGGTTGCCGTCAGCGTGCCGGTGGTGCTGGTAAAAGCCTCGACCCGCGTCACCCTCGATACGCCGGAGGTGGTCTGTACCAACAAGCTGACGACCGGCACGCTGGAGGTAAAGCAAGGCGGCAAGATGTCAGGTGATATCGAGCACAGCGGCGGCGCTTTCACTTCCAACGGCGTGCAGGTGGATAAACACGGCCACGGCGGCATCAGGCGCGGCGATGAATGGACGGAGGGCACCAAATGACGGCGCGTTATCTCGGCATGAACCGCACGACCGGTGAAAGCATTTCAGACGTTGACCATATCAGCCAGAGCATCGGGGATATTCTGCGCACGCCCGTCGGCTCCCGCGTCATGCGTCGTGAATACGGCTCGCTGTTGTCGCAGATGATTGACCAGCCTCAGACCCCGGCGCTTGAGCTGCAAATTATGGCCGCGTGCTACATGGCGATCCTGAAGTGGGAGCCGCGCGTCAGGCTGACCGGCATCACCACAGCGCGGCAGTTTAACGGGCAGATGGTCGTCGACGTGACCGGCCAAATCACCGATACCGGCGAGAGCCTTTCCTTAACCATCCCTGTGAGTTGAACCTATGGCAGTTATCGACCTGAGCCAGCTCCCCGCGCCTGATGTGGTGGAAACACTGGATTTTGAAGCCATCCTCGCCGAGCGTAAAGCGACGCTGATTTCACTGTACCCGGAAGACGAGCAGGAGGCGGTCGCCAGGACGCTGACGCTGGAGTCCGATCCACTGGTGAAATATCTGGAAGAGAATGCTTATCGGGAGGTGATTTTACGCCAGCGCATCAACGAGGCGGCAAAAGCCGGAATGGTGGCCTATGCCATCAAAAACGACCTTGACCAGCTCGCGGCAAACAATAACGTTGAGCGCCTGGTCATCATCCCCGGAGACGATACCCAAATCCCGCCGGTGGCGGCGGTCATGGAATCCGACAGCGATTTGCGCCAGCGTGTACCGGCCGCATTTGAGGGGATGAGTGTAGCCGGGCCAGTTGGAGCCTATGAATATCACGCGCTTAGCTCGGATGGTCGGGTGGCGGACGCGTCGGCGTTCAGCCCGTCACCGGCGGAAGTCGTGGTGACTATTCTGGCCCGCGACGGCGATGGTACTGCGCCGGAAGACTTACTGCAGGTCGTCGGTGAGGCCCTGAATGATGAGGCTGTGCGGCCGGTGGCGGATCGGGTGAGTGTCCGATCTGCTGAGATTGTCCCCTATGAAATTGATGCGGTTCTTTATGTCTATCCCGGACCGGCAAAGGAACCCATCCTGTCGGCCGCGAAAGCGCAGGGTGCGGCGTACATCAACGAGCAGCGTCGCCTGGGGCGTGACGTGCGGCTGTCCGCGATCTACGCCGCTCTACATGTCCAGGGCGTCCAGCGCGTTGAGCTGATGAAGCCTGCGGCTGACATGGTGATTGATAAAACGCAGGCGTCTTTTTGCACTGACTTTAAAGCGGTAATTGGTGGTTCTGATGAGTAACAGCCTGTTACCGCCGGGGTCGTCTGCACTGGAACGCAGGCTGGCGCAAGCCTGTTCAGGTATCGGTGATTTAAGCGTGCCGCTGCGTGACCTGTGGAACCCATGGAAATGTCCGGTAAAGTTCCTGCCATATCTGGCATGGGCGTTCTCTGTTGACCGCTGGGAAGAAGAATGGCCGGAAATCGAGAAACGCCAGGCTGTTAGTGATGCTTTCTGGATCCATCAACGCAAAGGAACCGTCGCCGCCGTCAGGCGCGTGATTGAAACGCTGGGCTACAGCATGACGATACAGGAATGGTGGGAGGTGGCCGACCCTGCTGGGACATTCCGCCTCGAAATTGACCTCAAGGATATTGGCATCACGGAGCCGATGATATACGAAATTGAGCGGATTATTGGCGATGCGAAGCCAGTCAGCCGACACATATCAAACTTAATTATTTCGACGGCTTCAAAGGGGGAAATTTACATAGGGTGTGCGACGCCGGATGGAGAAATTATAAACGTATTTCCGGAGGGATATGCTCCGCCTGATTGCATTTTTTATGATGGCATCGCGCATTATGATGGGAATTATCACTATACCCTTTGCGGAGGCAGCGCCAGCAGCGTTTTAAAATACGATGGTTCTGCCAGATATGACGGATCTCAACGTTACGACGGCATTTATCATATCAGGTGAATAAAGATGAATATTAAAGAGAGTTCGCAGTGGGAAGACAGCGTTACGTTACTTACCCGCCAGCAAAGAGTGGAGGGTGGGCAGGATGGCGCCGCCAATATTCAGGCTAAGGAGCTTGCTAACAGAACGGCATGGCTGAAAGACCAGCTGGAAGGTATTTCCGATTATCGTGAGTATACCTTTTATGCTACTGCGGAGGATCCGGACGGCACCGTTTCAGGTTTGCAGAAGACGCCAAACGGGAAAATGTTCAGGGTCGCGCTTATTGACGGCAATGGGCAGAAAAATGTTTTTAAATATTATCGTAACGATAATGGGAAAGCTGTCTATATCAATTCGGCACCATCATTTAACGCCGTCGATGCGCTGGATAAGAAGAGTGCCGGTCAGTTTTTGGATTTGCAAAACGTCACGTCAGGGTTGCTTACCGCACTGGCAATAATTGATAACACACTAAATAATGTCGCTATCTCCGTCAGCGCCAATAGCGCCGCTGCTGATTCGTTTAAGGAAATTGCAGAAAACAGGATTTCAGGCGTATTTACATCAATTGCTGCAATTGTAAATACCATGGAAAGCCTTTCGATGTTGCTGGATAAGAATTACGTTACAATTCCGGCAATGAACGAAGACAGGCTGAACCTGCTGATGTTATCAAGCCGATTGCTGAAAATTCTGGACGGACTGGACGGCTTTGATCCGGGCGCTGTGCTGACCCGCGCAGATATTGATGAGGTCGGCGGTGGAGAGCATGAAACAGTTGACGGAGTATTCACGTTTCCTGAGCCGACGTCACTGGTGACGATAGACCTCACTGCTGACAAAATACCGGGATCAAAGGATGAGGGGGACGTCAGCGCTACCGTGGTCATCACTCTCGACGGCGCTGTATTCTCTGCGCGCTGCAAAATTTCTGTTCAGGGGGCCAGCTCGGCAGCGTATCCAAAGAAAAACCTGAGCCTTGAGTTTTTTGATGGGGACTTTGATAACAATATCGAGCTGAAGATAGGTAATCTGCGGCCTCACGATACGTGGGTGTATAAGGCAAACTGGGTAGACTCTACTCAATGTCGAAATCTTATGAGTTACAGGTTATGGCAGGCGTTCCAGGCATCCCGCCCCGGCTATCCTAAATATGATATAGACGCAACGTATGTAGGGAAGAAAGGGAAGGATGGCTTTCCTACGGGCGCAACAGCTGTCCCTGCCGGATATCCGTGCGTCATGCACATCAACGGTGAATTTTATGGTATCGGTACGTTTTTAATCGGTAAAAAACGCGATAACTATAACCTGAAAAAAGATTCTCCTTTACAAATTCAGCTCGATATTAGTCAGTGGATTTTGCTGAATTCAATGTCGACAAATTACAAGAATGCCAACCTGCTTGAGTTCAAAGCGCCGAAAACGGTTACGGATGAGACTGTAGCGGCGCTGTCATCCTGGGACGCGTTCGCCGGGGCGGGCATAACCGATTTTGCCGCACAGGCTGATGAAAAACTGGATAAACAGAATCTGATAGACTTCTATTTATTTGTGACATTCATTTCAGCAGCAGATCTGATTCATAACAGCAGTGCTAATCTGATAAAAAATGTGCAGCTGGTTACATGGAATGGCGCTAAATGGTTTTTTATGCCGTATGACCTGGACACTGTTTTCGGGAATAACTGGGCCGGGGGTTACTCTTATAAGCCAGCTGAAAACCTCCCCTGGTGTGTTGGTTCATTTTGGGACAATGTGAGAGCGGTCTACGGGAATGATATAGCGGCGCGGTACAAAGAGCTGCGAGATAAGAAAATCATTTCGGCAGACTGGGTTTATGATATGTCAACACATATTCAGACGCGTTATCCCGCAGACGCATACGAAAATGAATTGGCTAAATGGTCGGTAACAACCCCGGCACTCCCTTACTTTTCAAATAATGGAAGGGACCAGCTGGTCACGTGGGCCAAAGCTCGAATTGCAGCGATGGACACTTATTTTAACTATGCAGAATAGGGCAGACTTATGACCACAATCATCATTAAAGACCCGCTACGCCAGGCAATTGAAGCGGCTTCTGGCGGACGGCAAACCGTATTATATACCCCTAAAGGTCAGGCTTCTTTCGTGACTATTTTCAATAAAGTTGACCTTAAAACCCTGAACCCGGACCTGTCAGGAACACACCCGGCATTTATTATTAACGGGAATGAGGTATCCCAGCTTTTTATCGGGACATATCAGGGAACCATTATTGATGGAGAGCTGGTGTCTCAGCCCTGGTCGATACCGACAGCCGGGTTAACGTATGCGGCAATGCGTAAAGCGGTTAATGCGGCGGGGAAAAACTGGCACCTCATGACGCTACCAGAATGGGGGCTTCTGGCTGCATACGATAATCTGGGCGTTCAGACGTTGGGTAATAACAATCAGGGAGGATCAATCAGTGATTCATCTCTGAAAGGGGCGGTTATACCCGGTCAGTCGAATCTGATTTATAGCGGGTCTGGACCAGTACAGTTCAGGCTAAATCGTGAATACAATAACGTGTCCGATTTGGTCGGCAACCGATTTCAGATTTGTGACGGTGTGCGATTTGTAGACGGCGAAATTCAGGTTGTTGCTAACAACGACGCTGCGCAAACTGGTTATGACCTTTCCCTGACCTCCCCGAACTGGAAGGCGATAAACGGACAGACCGGGGCGCTGGTAGCACCCTCCGGCACAGGGACAATTAATACAGACTATGTGGCCACTACAGCGGCCTCAGTAAAAATATCGGCCGTCGGGGAAACACTCGATTACGGTATTTATAACCTGCAGGCAAACATCCCGACGCTGACAGGCGCTAACAAAGTGCAGCAGTCTGCAATCAACATCATGCGAGCATTAGGGATATGCACAATCAGCGAAACATGCTCACCGCGAGGCGGATTCTCTGTCAAGAAGACGGCCGGCGCCGACATGAGGTGGTTCCGGTCAGGTAGCCCTGGTCACGGGGGCTACGCGTCTTTAAATGCTGTGTTTTCCAGCCAGTATATTTCTGACCTGGCGTCATACATGGCGGAGGGCGGCACCGTTCGCCCGTGCTACTATTCAGCATAATGGGGTAAAAATATGAGCTTACGAATTAACGCCGCTAATTTAATTCTTGAAGTCAGAAGCGATTTTGACGATCTCTACTTCATTGAGATATTCGATGATAAAACATTTTCTGTACAGTCCGTAGATGGCAACGTTTTATCTAAAGAGGACATGGAAGCAGCGGTGGCGGGATTTAGCCAGGCGGTTCTTCTGTCTGAATCAACGGACGACCTGATGTCCAGGCTTCATGCATTAACCAACCACATTGTCTGGTATCAGGTTTCAGGAAGCCTGCAGGTTGAGTAAATTTGGCTGTTGCACGTCGTAATATTAAATATTGTGGAATAAATACCATGACCACTTATATTAAGAATGGCCTGCATAAGTTCGATGGAAATAATAAATTATATTTTCATGCAGATAAGGAGGGGCTATGTCAGAGCAGGCATATTTAACACTCCTGACGGAATATGGTTCACAAAGAATAGCCCAGGCTGCATTATCAGGTGCGTCCGTGGATTTCGCCGAAATGGCGGTAGGTGACGGGGGCGGGAAAGTGCCAGCGCCGTCAGCCGGACAGACGCGGCTTGTAAATGAGGTTTACCGCGCGCCATTAAATCGCGTTGTTATCGCCGATGACGCGGCAAACATCATCCGCACCGAAATGATAATGCTGCCACAGGTGGGTGGATTCTGGATCCGGGAGGCGGCGCTTTATGACGGAGCGGGAAAGTGCCTGGCTGTTGCCAGCCTGCCGCCGTCTTATAAGCCGAAGCTTTCCGAAGGTTCAGGAAGGCTGCATGCAATCAACCTTTGGATAGCGGTGAGCAACACCGCGCAGGTGGAGCTTAAGGCCGATCCGTCCGTTATCTTGGCAACTGAAGGTGAAGTCAGAAAGGCGAAAGACGAGGCAAAGGACTATACCGACTCAGAAATTAGCATTCTGGACAAAGACCTGAGGGAAGTCATCGCGGTGGCGATAGCGGACGCAAAAGCGGAAGCCTGGGAGGAAGATAACCCGCCAGGAACCGTCAGATTTTTTAACCAGAACCTCAACCCCAATGAGCGCTGGCCGTGGTCGAAATGGGTATACACCGGTGAAAATAAAACGATCCGGGTGGCAAAAGCAGACGGCTCAAACGTAGGGAATACAGGCGGCAGCGATACTGTCACACTCCAGCAGGCTAACCTGCCCGCCGTTCAGATTGATGTGAGTGGCGAAACCAGCGAACAGGCAGAGCAGAAACTGACGACCACGCGCGGCGGTGTTCACAATCATGGTGGGGTGGCCGGTAAAGATGACCCCTGGGAAATCGGCGGCGATGTGCGTCAGCTCTTTAACCCTAAAGAGCTGGGCGTGACAGATGATGCCGGAGAGCACGACCATGAAGTCACAGTACCGCCGCATAAACATACGACAAGCGGAAAAACCGCCAACCTCGGCACCGGTCAATCATTCAGCGTGGTGGAAGCGCACACCCTGCTGATGTGCTGGAGCCGCGTCGCCTGACCCTGTGACGGTCATTCCTGTTGTACCGTCCCTGTTACAGCGGGGATGACTCGTCACCCCTTCCCCCACGATTGAAAATAATGCTCACCCTTAACCACGGAGTTAAACGGATGAGCGATTTTCATCACGGCGTCCAGGTTGTCGAGATTAACGACGGCACCCGCGTCATTTCCACCGTATCAACGGCGATTATCGGCATGGTCTGTACGGCCAGCGATGCCGATGCCGCCACCTTCCCACTCAATAAGCCGGTACTGATTACCAGCGTGCAAAGCGCCATTGCGAAAGCGGGTACAAAAGGCACCCTGGCCGCATCCCTCCAGGCAATCGCCGACCAGTCGAAACCGGTCATTGTCGTCGTGCGCGTCGCCGAAGGTACCGGCGACGATGCCGAAGCGCAGACTATCTCTAATATCATCGGCGGCACTGACGAAAGCGGCAATTACACCGGGCTGAAAGCGCTGCTCACAGCGGAGGCTGTCACCGGCGTTAAACCGCGCATCCTTGGCGTGCCGGGTCTCGATTCCCTTGAGGTTGCGACCGCGCTCGCGCCGATTTGCCAGAAGCTGCGCGCCTTTGGTTATATCAGCGCCTGGGATTGCCAGAACATTTCCGAGGCGATGCTCTATCGCGAGAATTTCAGCCAGCGTGAGCTGATGGTTATCTGGCCGGATTTTCTGGCATGGGACACCACGGCGAACGCGACCGAAACCGCCTGGGCAACCGCCAGCGCGCTGGGCCTGCGCGCCAAAATCGACCAGGACACCGGCTGGCATAAAACCCTGTCAAACGTTGGTGTGAATGGCGTCACCGGCATCAGTGCGTCGGTCTTCTGGGATTTGCAGGAATCCGGCACCGATGCCGACTTGCTTAACGAGGCTGGCGTCACCACGCTCATTCGTAAAGACGGTTTCCGCTTCTGGGGCAACCGCTGCTGCTCCGATGACCCGCTGTTCTTGTTTGAGAACTACACCCGCACCGCGCAGGTTATCGCTGACACAATGGCCGCTGGTCACATGTGGGCGGTCGACAAGCCGATCACTGCCACGCTGATTAAGGACATCGTTGCGGGTATCAATGCGAAATTCCGCGAGATGAAAACGGCAGGCTATATCGTCGATGCGACCTGCTGGTTTGATGAATCGGCCAACGACGCGGCGACCCTCAAAGCCGGGAAACTGTATATCGATTACGACTATACGCCGGTTCCCCCTCTCGAAAACCTGACGCTACGCCAGCGCATTACCGATAAATACCTGGCGAATCTGGTGTCATCGGTTAACAGCAATTAAGGAGCCCTGACCAATGGCAATGCCGCGCAAGCTCAAATATCTGAACACGTTTCTGGATGGCGTCAGCTATCTCGGCGTTATCGAGTCCGTCACCCTGCCAAAGCTGACCCGTAAGCTGGAAAATTACCGGGGCGGCGGGATGTCAGGCTCAGCCCCTGTCGATTTCGGCCTCGACGATGACGCGCTGGCGATGGAGATTTCCCTCGGCGGCTTCCCTGATGATGCGATCTGGTCGCTTTATGGTGCCGTCGGTACCGGGACGCTACTGCGCTATGCAGGCTCTTACCAGCGGGACGATACCGGCGAAACCGTGGCGGTGGAAGTTGAGACCCGTTTCAAGGTGAAGGAAGTCGATAACGGCGAGAGCAAACAGGGCGAGGATACCAGCAGCAAATTATCGCTGGTCTGCACGTACTACAAGCTGACCATGAACGGTCAAGAGCTGGTAGAAATCGACGTCCTCAACATGATTGAGAAGGTGAACGGCGTCGACCGACTCGACCAGCACCGCCGCAATATTGGCCTGTAATTTTCCCCGGCCAGCATGCCTGGCCGGTTAATCCCGAATCCGTAAACAGCGAGAAAATCATGAGCAAACAAAACATCGTCAGCCTGGAAAACCCCATCAAACGCGGCGAGCAGGTCATCGAAAAAATCACCCTGATGAAGCCCAACGCCGGAACCCTGCGCGGTGTCAGCCTGGCCGACGTTGCGCGCTCTGAAGTCGACGCCCTGATTAAAGTGCTGCCGCGTATGACCAGCCCATCACTTACCGAGTCGGATGTCGTCATGATGGATTTACCCGATTTGATGGCGCTGGCAACAAAGGTGATTGGTTTTTTGTCGCCGAATTTGGCGGATTAAATTTTCCGAAAGATATGTCGGTCGATGACCTGATGGCGGATATCGCGGTGATTTTTCACTGGCCGCCATCAGAGTTATACCCCATGAGCCTGACCGAGCTCACCACCTGGCGCGAAAAGGCGCTACAGCGAAGCGGAAACACGAATGAGTAACGACGTTAAATTGCAGGTATTACTCAAGGCTGTTGACCAGGCGACCCGCCCGTTTAAAACCATCCAGACAGCGAGCAAAACGCTGTCTGGTGATATCCGGGACACTCAAAAATCACTGCGTGAACTGAATGGCCAGGCATCCCGTATTGACGGTTTTCGCAAAACCAGCGCGCAGCTCGCCGTTACCGGTCAGGAGCTGAAGAAAGCTAAACAGGAAGCCGCCGCGATGGCGATCCAGTTCAAAAATACGGAGCAGCCTACCCGCGCACAGGCACAGGCAATGGACGCGGCACGAAAAAGCGCCGCCGCGCTACAGCTTAAACACAACAGCTTACGGCAGGCTGTACAGCGCCAGCGGCAGGAACTCAGCCAGGCGGGAATTAATACCCGTACCCTGGCCGCGGATGAACGCCGGTTAAAAACCAACATTAGCGAAACGACAGCACAGCTCAATCGTCAGCGTGAAGCGCTGGCGCGGGTCAGCGCGCAGCAGGCAAAGCTCAATGCTGTTAAGCAGCGATATCAGGCCGGTAAAGAGCTGGCAGGAAATGCGGCCGCAATGGGTGCCGCCGGTGTCGGTATGGCGACGACAGGCACGCTGGCCGGTGTTGCACTGATGAAACCGGGTTATGATTTTGCGCAGAAAAATTCCGAGTTACAGGCTGTACTCGGTGTGGCGAAAGACTCCGCAGAAATGACGGCTTTGCGAAAACAAGCCCGACTGCTGGGCGACAATACTGCCGCCTCTGCCGATGATGCTGCCGGAGCTCAGATTATCATCGCGAAAGCGGGCGGCGATGCGGCAGCAATCCAGGCTGCGACCCCCGTCACGCTGAATATGGCGCTCGCTAACCGGCGGACGATGGAAGAGAACGCACAGCTTTTGCTCGGTACCAAAAACGCTTTCCAGCTTTCAAATGACCGGGTAGCCCATATCGGCGATGTGCTTTCAGCAACGATGAATAAATCAGCGGCCGATTTTCAGGGATTAAGCGACGCCTTAACCTATCTGGCCCCAGTTGCCAAAGCTGCGGGAGTAAGCCTCGAAGAAGCCGCCGCCATGACGGGTGTGCTTCATGATAACAATATCACGGGATCGATGGCCGGTACCGGGAGCAGCGCTGTCGTCAGCCGGTTACAGGCCCCAACAGGTAAGGCATGGACGGCATTAAAAGAGCTGGGGGTTAAGACGGCAGACAGCAAGGGCAACATGCGGCCCATATTTACCATTCTGAAAGAAATCCAGGCCAGTTTTAAAAAGAATAAGCTCGGAACAAGTCAGACAGGCGAATACCTGAAAACGATATTCGGCGAGGAAGCGCTGAAATCGTCTAATGCCCTGTTAGACGCTGCGGCCAGCGGGAAACTCGATAAACTGACAGCGGCATTTAAAGCCTCGGACGGCAAGACCGAGGAGCTGGTTAAAGTCATGCAGGATAACCTCGGCGGCGACTTCAAAGAGTTTCAGTCTGCGTATGAGGCTGTTGGCACCGACCTGTTTGACCAGCAGGAATCCTCATTACGCAAACTGGTACAGACTGCGACCGGCTACGTGCTCAAACTTGATAAGTGGATCCAGCGAAATAAAGAGCTCGCGCAGACGCTTGGGGTGATTACCGCCGTGGCGCTTGGCGTGGTGGGTATGATTGGGGCCATTGGGCTGATTGCCTGGCCGGTTATAACGGGAGTTAATGCCATCATCGCCGCTGCGACGGCGCTCGGTACCGTATTTACAACGGTGGCCGGAGGCATCATTACCGCTATTGGTGCGATTTCCTGGCCGGTTGTCGCTGTTGTGGCTGCGATTGTCGCCGGGGCATTGCTTATCCGTAAATATTGGGAGCCCATCAGCGCATTTTTCGGCGGAGTGATTGAAGGGATGCGGGCCGCATTTGCGCCAGTAGCTGAACTGTTTGCGCCGCTTAAACCGATGTTTGACTGGCTGGGCGGAAAACTGAAGGCCGCATGGGACTGGTTTAACAACCTGATTGCGCCGGTCAAATCATCGCAGGAAACCTTAAACAGTTTTCGTGATGCCGGTGTGTTGTTTGGTCAACGGCTGGCGGATGCCTTAACGCTGCCGCTGACGGCATTTAATAAGCTGCGCAGCGGTATTGATTGGGTGCTTGAGAAACTCGGCATTATTAATAAAGAGTCCAGCACGCTTGACCAGACTGCCGCAAAAGCAAATGCAGCCACGCAGGGTAACTCTTATATCCCCGCTACCAGTACTTATAGCGGCTATCAGGTATATCAACCCGTCACTGCACCCGCCGGGCGTTCTTACATCGACCAGAGTAAAAGCGAATATCACATTTCCGTTGATGGTGGCGGTAACGGCACGCAGCTCGATCGCCAGTTACAGGATGCGCTCGAAAAATTTGAGCGTGAAAAACGCGCCCGCCAGCGTGCCAGCATGAACCACGACGGATAGGAGGTGACGAAAAATGATGCTCGCACTCGGTATGTTTGTTTTTATGCGCCAGACATTGCCACACCAGACGATGCAACGCGACGCCGAATATCGGTGGCCATCAAACTCCCGCGTAGGTAAGCGGGATTCTTTCCAGTATCTGGGGCCGGGGGATGAAAAAATTACCCTGGCCGGTGTGTTGTACCCGGAGCTCACTGGCGGAAAGTTGACGATGACGGCCATTCGTTTAATGGCTGACGAGGGGCGAGCCTGGCCGTTACTGGATGGCACTGGCACGATTTACGGTATGTACGTCATCAATAATATCAGCGAAACAGGAAGCCTGTTTTTTGCTGACGGAACGGCGCGCAAAATTGATTTTACGCTGACGCTCACCCGCGTGGATGAATCCCTTGCGGCGCTGTATGGCGATATCGGCGAACAGGCAAAATCACTGATTGGCAAGGCGGGAAATATGGCCTCGTCAGTGGCCGGCATGGTGGGGATTAGCTGATGCTGGATATGCTGAATCTGAATGCGGGTGGCGTACTGACGCCCGATTTTATGCTGATGCTCGACAGCAAAGATATTACCGGCAACATCAGTAACCGGTTGATGAGTCTGACCATGACAGACAATCGCGGATTCGAAGCCGACCAGCTCGACATCGAGCTTGATGATGCTGACGGGCTGGTCGAGCTGCCGTTACGCGGTGCAGTACTGACGCTTTACCTCGGGTGGAAAGGCTTTGCGTTGATTGGTAAGGGAAGTTTTACCGTCGATGAGGTTGAACATCATGGCGCGCCGGATACGGTGACAATCCGCGCCCGTAGCGCCGATTTTCGGGGGACGCTGAACTCACGTCGGGAAGAGTCCTGGCATGACAAGACGCTCGGCGAAATCGTGGCAGCGATAGCGACACGTAACAAACTGACGTCGAGCGTTATACCGGAGCTGGCCGGAATAAAAATTCCGCATATCGACCAGTCACAGGAATCGGATGCCAAATTTTTGACACGGCTCGCCGAGCGAAACGGCGGTGAGGTTTCGGTAAAAGCGGGAAAGTTGCTGTTCCTCAAAGCCGGTCGTGGGGTTACAGCCAGCGGAAAAGCCATTCCGCAGGTCACGATCACCCGCAGCGATGGCGACCGCCATCAGTTTTCCATTGCTGACCGTGGGGCATATACCGGTGTTACGGCAAAGTGGTTGCACACCAAAGACCCGAAGCCACAAAAACAAAAGGTTGCGTTAAAACGCAAACCCAAAGAGCAGCATTTACGCGCGCTACAGCACCCCAAAGCCAAACCGGTAACGAAGAAAAAAACGGTGAAGACGCCGGAAGCCAGGGAGGGTGAATACATGGTCGGCGAGGATGACAACGTGTTTGCCATAACGACAATTTTTTCAACCAAAGCGCAGGCCATGCGAGCCGCCCAGGCCAAATGGGACAAACTGCAACGTGGTGTTGCTGAGTTTTCTATCAGGCTTGCGACAGGACGCGCCGACCTCTACCCAGAGACACCTGTGCAGGTTTCAGGCTTTAAGCGCGTCATAGACGAGCAGTCATGGACAATCACGAAGGTTATGCACTCTCTGAGTAATAGTGGCTTTACGACGAGTTTAGAGCTTGAGGTTAGATTGTTGGATGTCGAGTACGGGACTGAAGGGGAGGAAGAATAAAGCTATTCTCAAATTGTGAAAAAATGAGTATCATTGATTCACTTTATGTGAATTAATGGAGTGTGAAATGTTCCATTGTCCAAAATGCCAGCACGCGGCACATGCGCGCACCAGTCGCTATCTAAGTGAGAATACCAAAGAGCGTTATCATCAATGCACTAACATAAATTGCAGCTGTACGTTTGTAACGATGGAATCGGTGGAGCGTTTTATTGTTACACCAGGTACGATAGTACCAGCCCCACCTCACCCGACTGTTGGTGGTCAGCGGCCATTGTGGCTCTGATAAATTTCCGATAAATGCCCGCCGCGCGCGGGTTTTTTTATGCGCTCAGGAAACTGGTGATAAAAAATTCACCGCCATTTTATCGCCACTCAAAAACGAGGTAACAAAAAAGACACTCTTTCGAGTGGCTTAATTATATGATTTTAAATCCAAAATTTGGTGGCCCCTGTTGGGTTTGAACCAACGACCAAGCGATTATGAGTCGCCTGCTCTAACCACTGAGCTAAGGGGCCGTGGCGAGGGATTATAAAGTAACTGGCGATTGCAATCCAGCGTAAAGCGCGCAGCTGCTGTTTTTATAAACAATGCATTTTCAATCCTTTATAATCATGTTTTAGCCATACAGCCGGAGAAAAC